CCTGACAAAATGAAGGTTGACCGTGATGAAAAAAACCGCCTGATATACATTTACAGCCGTTACGATGAGGCAAATCCCAATCTGAAAGAACAGGGGGACATCATTCTTTACGCCGATGAAGTTTTGCATATTCCAGGTTTAGGTTTCGATGGTCTGGTTGGATATTCGCCGATTGCACTTGCCAAAAATGCAATCGGCATTTCTATTGCCTGCGAGGAATATGGAGCATCATTCTTCGGAAATGGTGCAAGTCCGTCAGGTGTTTTGGAACACCCCGGGGTAATCAAAAATCCGGAACGTGTGCGTGATGCGTGGCAGAGAGCCTATGGCGGAAGAAACGCCCACAAGGTCGCAGTCCTCGAAGAGGGCATGAAGTTCACACCCATTGCAATTCCGAATAATGAAGCACAGTTTCTCGAAACCCGAAAGTTTCAGATTGAGGAAATCGCAAGAATGTATCGTGTACCGCTTCATATGCTCGGTGACCTTGACCATGCAACATTCAGTAATGTAGAACATTTATCATTGGACTTTGTCAAATACAGCCTTGATCCTTGGATCGTTCGCTGGGAGCAGTCTTTACAGAAAGCACTTCTTTCTGATTCTGAAAAAGGTCAGTATTTTGTGAAATTCAATGTGGATGGACTACTGCGTGGCGATTATGCTTCCCGTATGCAGGGCTATGCTACCGCAAGACAAAATGGCTGGATGTCGGCGAATGACATCCGAGAACTTGAAGATATGAATATGCTTTCTGAGGAAGAAGGTGGAAACCTGTATCTCGTAAATGGCAGCTTTACAAAACTTGCTGATGCAGGTGCATTTGCAAATCAAAATTTAGAAAAGGAGGAGAAAACCGAATGAAGAAATTCTGGAACTTTATCCAAAACGAAGATACATCGGAAACTGAGTTACTCTTTAACGGTCCCATTTCAGAAGATACTTGGTGGGGCGATGTGCGCTCGGATAGGGTGTAAGTAAATGTGAAATTGGTAACACACAGAATAGGTAATTCTGTAAGCGACCCAACTAACCGAAAGGCGAAAGCTGATACGGGAACATAGCACGTTGGGGAAGCGGTAAGTTTCTTAAAGGCAATCAAGAACGACTGAACCGCAACGCTAAGCAGATAAGAGGATAAAACTGTATTTGTTGAATGTGAGTTTCAAGTCCCAGTTAACCAATGGTTAAGGAAATTTGTCTGATACCTTAAATATGAATGCGATTTATTATCATCTCCAATAAATTATTGCCTCAATATTCATATGACGTGCAAGAGAACTTGTGCAAACGAAACGAAAGCATATCCGACAATCTGCAACCAGTTATTTACACTAACCGAGGATACCCTAAAGGTCAATGCTGAAAAGCTATGATTTAAGAATCTGAATATGACCCAAGGGTACGGAGTTTCCATAGTAGTCCGAGGACGGTAACACCGTCTGCATGGCGAAGGGAAACAGTTGTTATGGTCAAAAATGAAGAAAGTTAGGGAGGAAAACCTCAATGGCTGAAATGCAACCAACAACCGAAATTTTGACGAGAATAAGCAAAAACTCATTGAACAATAAAGATGAAGTGTTTACACGTCTGTTCAGATATTTATTGCGAGAGGATATATGGTTTGAAGCATACAGAAATCTGTATGCAAATAATGGTGCATCAACAAAAGGTGTAAATGATGACACTGCCGACGGCTTTAGTGAAAGAAAAATACAGAAAATCACAGAACAGCTGAAAAACGGCAAATTTAATCCAACGCCGGTAAGACGCACATATATACAAAAAAAGAATTCTGATAAAATGCGTCCACTTGGTATTCCGACATTTACAGACAAACTTGTACAGGAAGCTGTACGCATGATTTTAGAAGCAGTATATGAACCTATATTTCATGAATGTTCTCATGGTTTCAGACCAAACAGGAGCTGTCATACTGCTTTAAAAAGTCTGCGTATGAAATTCACAGGTGCAAAATGGTTCATAGAGGGTGACATCAAGGGCTGTTTTGACAATATTAACCATGATGTACTGATAGGAATACTGAACAAAAAAATCAAAGACGCAAGATTAATACAGCTTATTCAACAATTTCTGAAAGCAGGCTATCTTGAAGACTGGATATATCACAGGACATACAGCGGTACACCGCAGGGAGGAATCATTTCTCCCATACTGGCAAATATCTATCTGCATGAACTGGATAAGTTTGTAGAAAATCTAAAAGAGGAATTTGATAAACCGAGCAAAGAAAAGTATACTCCCGAATACCGAAAAGCAAAATATCAGACAGAAAAAGCACGAAAAGCAATCAGAGAGTGCGACCCACAGGATTATGAGCGAAAAAAACAGCTAATTAAAAATTTGAAAGCAGTCCGCAGTGTTCAGCTTAAAACTCCATGCAAATCACAGACAGACAAAAAAATTCAATATATTCGTTATGCTGATGATTTTATTCTATCAGTAAATGGAAGTCGTGAAGAATGCATCGAAATAAAAAAGAAGCTGTCACAATACATCAGCGAGGTGCTTAAAATGCAGCTCAGTGATGAGAAAACGCTGATAACTCACAGCAGTAATCATGCAAGATTTTTAGGTTACGACATCAGTGTAAGAAGAAATGCCAAAATTAAAAGCAAAAATGGCGGAGTTTCATTGAGAACATTGAATAATAAGGTTGAACTTTTAATTCCATTAAAGGAAAAAATCAACCGTTTCATGTTCGATAAAGGTGTCATCTTTCAAAAAAAGGATGGCTCTCTGTTTCCTACTCATCGCAGCTATATGATACATATGTCAGACCTTGAAATCATATCAACATGCAATTCAGAGTTGAGAGGAATCTGCAATTATTACAATTTAGCAAGTAATTACTGCCAATTGCGTTACTTTGCTTATCTAATGGAATATAGCTGTCTGAAAACACTGGCGGCAAAACATAATACCAAGATTTCAAAGATAATAGCAAAGTTTAAAGACGGAAAAGGCGGATGGGGAATCCCATACGAAACTAAAAGCGGTAAAAAACGCTGTTATTTTGCTAAATACTCTGATTGCAAAGACTCAAAAGATGGTACGGACAATATCTCAAACGCAGCCGTAATATATGGCTATTCAAGAAATACACTTGAAGAACGCTTAAAAGCAAAGGTTTGCGAACTGTGTGGGGACACAAATGCAGAATACTATGAAATTCATCACGTTCATAAAGTGAAAGACCTGAAAGGTAAAAACGATTGGGAACGTGCAATGATAGCCAAAAGGCGAAAAACATTGGTGTTATGCAGGAATTGCCACCATAAAGTTCATAATCAATGAGTTGATTTTATTTTATATAACAATGGAGAGCCGTGTACTCCGAGAGGGGTAAGCACGGTTCGGTGAGGGGTCTGTATAAACCTACTATGGAAACATAGCAAGGCGATACTTTCCTACTCTACGAAGTGACACCTGCTTTGTTTCGTGATGAACTCGCAAAAGTCAGCGGAAATCTGACAGTCTGGCTGAATTCACCAGGCGGCGATGTGTTCGCTGCAAGTCAGATTTATTCTATGCTGAAAAGTCACAAAGGCAAGGTTACCGTGAAAATTGACGGCATTGCTGCCTCTGCCGCATCGGTTGTGGCAATGGCAGGCGATGAAACTTTAATTGCACCAACTGCCCTAATGATGATCCACGACCCTTCCACATCAGCAATGGGCAATAAAGCAGATATGGAAAAAGCAATTGAACTTCTGGAAGAAGTCAAAGAGAGCATTATTAACGCCTACGAAACCAAGTCTCATCTCAGCAGAAACAAGATTGCGAAACTGATGTCCGATGAAACATGGCTCAATGCAAAAAAGGCTCATGAGATGGGTTTTGTGGACGGGATTCTCTTTGCAGATAATAAAAAGTCCGTTCCTGAAAAGGAAAATGAATCGGATAAGAAAGAACCGGCTGAAGAGGAAAAAGAAGATACACTGACCGCAATGACCTATTCCAAATCGAAGAATCTATCTGCATTCTTATCCAAAGTATCTGCATCAGCAGAATCTGTTACAGGCACACCCATTGACCAGCTTGAAAAAAGACTGGCATTACTGAAATACTAAGGAGGAATTGATTATGACGATTAAAGAACTCAGAGAAAAGAGAAACAAGGCTTGGGATACTGCCCGTGATTTTCTCGACAGCAAGAGAAATGCAAACGGCGTGCTCAGCGAGGAAGATTCCAAGACCTACGATGCGATGGAACAGACTATTGTTGACCTTGGAAAAGAAATTCAGCGTCTGGAACGACAGGCTGAAATTGAAGCTGAAATGAACAAGGCAACTTCCACTCCTGTTCTCGGAAAACCCGCAACTCCGACTGTTTCTGAAAAGACAGGTACAGCGAGCGACACTTACAAGAAAGCTTTCTGGAACAGCGTCAAAAACCGCAACTGGATTGATGTACACAACGACTTGCAGGTTGGTACAGACGCAGAGGGTGGCTATCTTGTGCCGGATGAGTTTGTGCGCCTGTAAAAGGCGATGTTTACAGTAGATTAGGCTCTACACCGCACAGCAGAGCGGTTGTCAATCTGCCTAACCGATGACAGGAAACTGGACACGGGAACACAGCACGGCAGAAACGCAGGAAACGCCAAAAGGATATGAGGCGAGTAGTACCTGCAATGACAAGATAACATAAGGATAAGGCTGGATTGCCAAAGCAAAGGTTAGCTCCTTTTTCCGGGAAGGGTGTGGAAATTATCCTGAAGCCACTTTCATGATTCCACCATAATATTGAATTCGTTATGGGGTCTGCTATAGGTCATGAAGCAAGCGTGAGACCACGTGAGATAAACCGAAATGCTATCCGACAGTTATCACTTGCCTATAAACATCGTTAAACAGGGATTGCCTAAGTGGAAATGCCGAAAGGCTATGTCTATTTGAGACTGAATATTCCATATGGCAACGGAGCTTCCGTAGTAGTCCGAGGTGGGTAACGCCCACTACATGGCGAAGGGAAGCAGTTTGTTAATTCCAAAGTAAGAAGATGAAAGGGAGGAGAATCCTCATGAATCCAACATCGGAGATTTTGGAGCGTGTCAATAAAAGTTCCTCGGAACATCATGACGGAGTCTTTACAAGGCTCTTTCGCTACCTTCTGAGAGAGGACATTTATTTTGCAGCTTACCAGAAATTATATGCAAACAGTGGAGCAATGACTCCCGGAAGTGACAACGACACAGCTGACGGTTTTAGTGCTGAATATGTGTATGAACTGATTGAAGAATTGAGGTCAGGAAAGTACAAGCCGAAGCCTGTGCGCAGAGAATATATCAGGAAACAGAACGGAAAAATGCGCCCACTGGGTATTCCGTCATTTCGAGATAAACTTCTGCAAGAGGCGGTTAGAATGTTTCTGGAAGCAATCTATGAACCGTTATTTTATGACCAGTCACATGGTTTCAGACCGGAGAGAAGCTGTCATACAGCTCTAGACCAGATAAAGACAAATTTTCGTTCTGTAAAATGGTTCATAGAAGGTGACATCAAAGGTTGTTTTGACAATATAGACCATGCAGTGCTTATCAAGACGTTAGAAGTCAAAATCAAGGACAGCAGATTTATCAATATTATCAGAGCTTTCCTGAAAGCAGGTTATGTGGAAGATTTTCAATACCACACAACGCTCTCCGGTACACCGCAGGGTGGAATTATATCCCCTATCCTGGCAAATATCTACCTGCATGAGCTTGACCGAAAAGTCATGGAACTCAAGGAAAAGTTTGATAAGCAGTCTACACGACACCAGACACCGGAATATCTTCATTTAGCAAAAAGACGACAGACACTTCAGAAGAAGATTGACCGGGTAAAAGGTGAAGAACGTGAGCTGGCAATTAAGGAATATAAAGCGGTGTGCAGCCAAAAGCTGAAAACACCTGCCAGAATGTCCGACGATAAAAAGCTTGTATACTGCCGATATGCTGATGATTTCCTGATTGGAGTCAGCGGAAGTAGAGAAGACTGTGAAGAAATTAAGGAGATTCTGAGAGAATTTCTATCAACGCAGTACCATTTAGAGTTGAGTGCTGAGAAAACAAAGATCACACACAGTGCTGAACGAGTACGTTTCCTTGGTTATGACGTTGCGGTACGCCGAAGCCAGAAGATAAAGAAAAAGGCAAACGGTGTTAAACAAAGAACGCTGAATAACTCTATAGAATTAACTGTACCTCTCGAAGATAAGATCATGCAATTCTTGTTCAAAAACGACATCATAGAACAAAAGCTAAACGGAGAAATTTGGGCGGTTTGCGTTCCAAGATTAAGACATCTTTCGGAAGTGGATATTGTGAACAGGTATAATGCACAAATCCGTGGCATTTGCAATTATTACTGCTTAGCAGCGAATTATGATAAGCTGAATTATTTCCGTTATCTTATGGAATATAGCTGTCTAAAGACGCTTGCAAGCAAAAGCAACAGCACAACGAGAAAAATTATCCAAAAGTATCGTCATGACGGTAAATGGGCTATTCCCTATGAAACCAAAGGTGGTATCAATTATGCAAAACTCGTCTCGTTAGCTGATTGCAAAGCCGGTAAATTGATGTCCGATAAAGACCCATGGCAATACAAATCCTTTGACACGAAAAAGCTGTCGCAATATGTACGGCTAAGTGCAGGGGTATGTGAGCTGTGTGGTGATAATAGTGATTCCTGCTGTATTTATCATGCAGGTAAAATGAAGAATCTGAAAAGCACTACGGAATGGGGCAAGAAAATGCTTCACATGAGACGTAAAACGTTGATTGTTTGCCCGAAATGCTTCAAAAAGATTCACAGGGAACAAAATAAATGACATGTCAATAATGAATGGAAAGCCGTGTACATCGAGAGGTGTAAGCACGGTTTGGGAGGGGCTTTGTGCAAACCTGTCATCGAAAGATGATAAGGCGGCACACTGCTACCTCACGAACGAAAACTGGTGGAAGCGTTGGAGGAAGAGAGCATTTTCCGTCAGATGGCAACGGTCATCAAAACTTCCAACGGCGACCGCAAGATTCCGATTGTGACTTCCAAGGGCGAGGCTGTCTGGATGGACGAGGAACAGCAGTATTCTCTTTCTGATGATACATTTGGTCAGGCATCGCTTTCCGCATATAAGCTGGGAACAGCAATTAAAATTTCTGAGGAGCTTCTCAATGATTCTGTATTTGATCTGCCGTCCTACATTGCAAAAGAGTTTGCACGCCGTATTGGTGCGAAGGAAGAAGAGGCTTTCTTCGTTGGTGACGGCAAGGGAAAACCGACAGGTATTTTCAATGCTACAGGTGGTGCGGAAGATGACACTTCCACTACAGGTGCAAGCATCACATTTGATGATGTGATGGAACTCTTCTATTCTCTGAGAAGCCCGTACCGCAAGAAGGCGGTGTGGGTGCTCAATGATTCCACTGTCAAGGCTCTCAGAAAACTGAAGGACAATACAGGCAATTATATATGGAATCCGTCTGTGCAGGCTGGCGTTCCGGATACCATTCTGAATCGTCCTTACAAGACATCCAGCTATGTTCCGGAAATCAAGGCAGGCAACAAGTGTATGGCATTCGGTGACTTTAGCTATTACTGGGTAGCTGATAGACAGGGACGCTCTTTCAAGAGACTGAATGAACTCTTTGCTATGACTGGTCAAGTTGGTTTCCTTGCAAGTCAGCGTTTGGACGGCAAGTTGATTCTTCCGGAAGCAATCAAGACACTCACCATTAAAAAAGCGTAATTAGAGAAAGGGGTTGGAGTGGGTGGTAACTTTACAGGAAGTCAAGCAGTATCTGCGGATTGATTTTGAAGATGACGATACATTGTTGCTCTCCCTTATTTCAACTGCAAAACAGCTGGTAATGGATGTGGGAAGAATGGACGAGGAACGCTTTTCAGAAAACGAAGATGTGGTACGAACAGCGATGCTCTACACGGTTTCTTATCTCTATGAAAACCGCAATAACGCAGACTTTTCCAAGCTGACATTAACGCTTCGTGCCATGCTGTTTGCACAGCGAGAGGGTGTGATGTAATGGAAATCGGAACTTTGAATCAGCGAATCACCTTTCTGGAAAATCGTGTTGTTACCGATGAAATCGGCAATCACACTGCTGTATGGGACGAAGCTTTTTCCTGCTGGGCAAAAGTGACTTTGAAATCTTCTTCGGAGCATACAGATACTGGTGTGACCAAAGAAACACAAACACTGGAATTCCTCATTCGGCAAAGTCGAAACTGGATGCCGTCTGTAACAGGCAATCGAATTTTGTTTCAGGGAAACATTTATGACATCACCGGTATTACACCGGATTATCTGCACAAGGACTATCTGAAACTTACTGCAGAAGCCAGAAAGGCAGGGCAAAATGACCAGTATTGACAATCTTGCAGCGGAAATCATGCAGGGCTTGCAGGAATATGCAGACCTTGCGGATACTGCCATGAAAAAGGCTGTCCGGAAAACCGCCACGCAAGTGAAAAACGAGATTTCCGCCAATGCTCCGAAGGACACCGGAAAATATGCAAAAAGCTGGGCAACGAAAAAGACTGGCGAAAACAGTCACTCTTTGGAGATGACAGTACATTCTA